GGACGTTGAACGGCACCGGGCGGAAGTTCGCCTGGCCGATCAGGGTGCGCGGACGCAGGTAGTTGATGAAGTCACCGGAGAAGGTTTCCGCGTGCACCAGCGGCGACGCCCAAGTGGTCTGGGTCGTGGTGCCGGCGGCAACGGTGGCCTTCTGCTGGAACGCGGCGGCGAGGTCGAAACCTTCGGCCTGCGCCTTCAGCGTGCGAACAACGTTCTCGGTGCGCGGGTAGTGGCGCTCGGCCAGCGTCGCCGCAACCGAGTGGTTGCCCTTCGCCTTCACCAAGCACATGGCATACCGCGCCATCGCAATGCCCGGCTCCAGCTGTTCGGTCTGCTTCAGTTGCAGGGCCGAAACTTCGGTGCCGGTGCCCACGGCCTTGTCGGCCGCAGCGGACGGCTGCGCGGGCTGCGCGGTGGCCTTCTGCACGGCTTCGAGGCGGGTCAGGCGCTCGATGTCGGCGTCCAGCGACTTGATCTCGCCTTCGACCGTATCGAACTCATCGGCCTCGGCGGTGTTCATCGAACGGCCTTCGTCGATGGACTTCTGCGCCAGCTCGTTCAAGCTCGCGCCCTTCTGCTCGCGGGTCGCCTTCAAGGCCACCAGCTGTTCGGCAATCGTCTTGCCTGCCATGTCTTTCCTTCCTTCTATGTTGGATGCGTCGCCACACGGCGATGCGATTGGCTGCCTCATGGCAGTCGTGTTGCAGCCATGCGGCCTCCGTTCCACGGGAAGCCCTACCCCGCCTTTCCACGGGCGGATGGATGCTTGAATTGGAATGTGCGGACAGGATTTGCGCCTGCCATCGGTCAAGGACATAGGACTCTGCGCGCAGAGATTGACTGCCCCGGCTTTCGCCCGACCCGGTGCTTACCTATACCCACCGCGCCGCACATATAGGGCCGGGAATCTCACCCGGCTGGCCGCGAACGGCCTAGCGTCGTCTCACGACGATGCAAGCCGAACGGAACCGTCCGGCCCCTGTTGCGGGCGCACCAGCGGCACGCCCAGCGAACGCTCGACCTTGCGAACCCCAGTATCCATCGCCTTGATCGTCTGGATCGTGGCGGCTGCATTTGCCGGAATGGTAACAAGCGAAAGCTCGTAGATTTCGACCTCGGAGAAGCGAACGCCTCCGTTGTCCATGAAGCTGTATTCCAGCGCGCGGAAGCCGATGGAGACGCCGCGCACAAGCTTGGCCTTCACCGATTCCCACGCCAGATCGACCAGTTCCTTCAGCTTGCCGTCCGTGGCGATCTTGGCGATGGAGGCGCGGAACGGGATGCCGGCCTTCGTCGGCTTGCCGAACTTGACCGTGCCCACGGGGGCATCGTGCTGGTGCTGCCACAACAGCGGAAGCTCGGCCGCGAACTTCGCGCCAAGCGGCTCAACAATGTCGCCCATGCGGTCGGTGTCAGGCGTGGTCGCAATGCCCGTAATCTCGCGCGCGTCGTCGTCGAAGCCCTTGACCTCCAGCATCGAGTAGGCGCGGACGTTGTTTGCATCCATCAGTGATTTCCCAGAGTCATCAGGATCAAGGGCTTCTTGATCTCCACCGGTTGCGTACTCGCCTTGCCAACCGCCATTGCCAACGCCACCAGCCCGTCGATGCGGCCCGTGGCTTTCGATTTGTCCAGCTTCCGATTCCCGGCCGGGTCCATGACCGCCACCGCGTTCTCGGCGCACATGTCCATGACCGGGTGCGATCCGTGGTGAACCTTGCCAGCCAACAACAATGCCTCAAGCGATTCCAGCGCCGGGGTCATGTCCTTGAACCCCTGGCCGAACTCGACCAGCGGCAACTCGACTCCAATGGCCGATAGCTCGCGCTTCAGCACGTCCATGCGCCAGCGGTCAAAACTCACCGCCACCACCGGCAATTCATCGCACAGTTCGCAAAGCCTTTCGGCGACGTAGCGGTAATCGACCGACGATCCGGGCGTGAGGGTAATCATCCCGTCGCGGCCCCAAACGTCATACGGCTCGCGGTCGCGCTCGGCTCGATCCTCGACCCCGACCATCGGGGCGAAGAACTCGGGGCGAACGTGCATGTCGCCATCTTCGTCGCGGCCGACCAGCACCAGCGCCGTCAAGTCGTTTCTGGCAGACAGGTCAAGGCCGATGTAATACTCATGGCACCGGCTGAAATCCGCCTCCCCGCAATTCAACTCCCAGACCGTCCGCGTCACGAACGGGTTGTGCATGTTGACGCGCTGGTTGAGGATCAGGTTCCGGTATGCGGCCTCTCGGCTTGGCATCCGGCGGGCCTTATCCGCCAGCTCGCGGCAATATTCGGCATTGAGGAAGTCGCCATAAGCCGGGTTCGCGGCCTTCAGGGCTTCCTCGGAAAACGGGTCGCAACCCTCTGGCGCGGTATAAAGCGCCACCTTCGTCATCGGGTCAGCGCCTTTCAGCGCATCGTCGATCATGATGGAAAGCATGTCGCCGGCTCGCGGCGATTGCGTCGAAATGATGATGGTCAGCGGGCTATCGTGCGCGCCCTGCGCGGTATCGATTGCCTCAAAGAAATCATCCCTCGGCCCGCGCACCTGTCCAAGTTCGTCATGCACCGCCAGCTTCGGGCTGCGCCCCAGGTTGGTCGCAGCATCCGCAGACAGCGCCTTGTACGTCGTTTGCAGGTCAGGGCATTCCAGCTCTTTGGCCGTATCCTTGATCCGCACGATCTCGTTCAAGTCCGGATTCAGCCGAATGCACTTGGACGCATACCGGAACACCATCGCGGCTTGATCGCGCGAACGGGCGCCAGAGACAACCTCGGCGCCCAACTCGGCCTCCGGGCCGCATAGGTGCAGCAACACAAGGAACGCGATCAGGGCCGTCTTGCCGTTCTTTCGGCCGAACGACAGGATGAAGGTGCGGGTCGGCGTGTCGTACAGTCGGAGAAATTCAGCTACTTGCCAATCCCGCAGAACAACGCGCTTGCCGCGATCCTTCCCTTCGGGGACTCTGCAAAACTGCTCCACCCATGCCGCGTTGCGCTCGCCGCGCGTCCATTTGTCCGGCCCCTTTAGGCGCCAGTCTTTCCGAACTGCCATACCTTTCCGCCGCTGCCCTTGCGGGCTTTCACCGCCGCCTTGTCCGGCGTGTACCGGCTTTGGTTCGTGATCCGCAGCTTCGTGGCAATGCTGGTCAGCCGGCGCGATTCCTTGTCGCGCATGTCCAGCAATGACTTCAGATCGCCCAGCTCATCACCAGCCAACGCCGCCTCGATCTGCACGGCAAGCAGGCGGCACATGACCACCACACGGCAGTATTCCTCCAACAAGGGGGCCGCGTCCTCACCGAAATAATCGGCAGACCTCGCCTCCACCGTTTCGCGCCAAACCTGCGCCTGGTCATCCGTCAATCCGGGCGCGGGCGCAAGGTGCACACTCGGGCCGGCAACGGGGATTACGTCACCCATTTCTGTACCGTCCGGTTAGAAATTGTCAGGAATTAGCAAAGGAAAGGTTCGGGCGCGGCGCTGGCGGCAGATGCCTGCCAAGTTGGCGACACCCCCCCCTATCGGTTCCAGTGGTCGCCATCGCGCTTCCTGCGCTCTGCACGACTCAGCTTCGGCTCGATGCCCTTCGCTCTCAGGGCTTCGTCCTTTGCCTCACGCATGTTGCATGGCTCGCACAACCACCGCAGGTTGTCGTCGTTATCCGATCCACCCTTCGCCTGCGGAACGATATGGCTGCAATGTCCCTTGTCCGTGATCTGTCCGCATGACTGGCAGGTGTAGCAGTCGCGTAGTGCGATGCGCTGCCTTGTCTTGTCCCAGCCTTTAGGCTTGCGGTGCCACTGGCGGCTAGTGCCCCAGTTGCTAGGCATCCGCGCTCATGCTGATTCGCTGGATGAGCGTTGGGCCATCCAGTCGAATATCTACATACTGCTTAATCTCTTGATCCTTATAGCCAGTGCCCCACTCTATGACCTCAGGACATGCCCATTGCACGCATTGGGTTGGCACCCAGTCATCTGGCAACGCGGCAAGGTAATCAATTAGGTCTTGCTTGGACTTGATTTTATTCATCGCCCAGCATCCGACAGGCTCATGCCCGGCAAATCATCGACCTCATCTTCCGGCAGGTTTACATCCACGTACGCATCGGCCAGCCGCTCAATCGCTTGGGCCAGCCGATTCACCGCTGCCACTACCTTGTCCGTCTCGCTCATCTTCCACCTCGCCGTGGATTAACTTTCCTGCCGCCTCAGTGACCGCCAGGACGGCGCCTATCGCGGCTGCCTGTACCTGCTGGCCCTTGAGCTTCTTCTTGTCCTTCAGCGCCTTCAGCATCCGCCTGCGCTTCTCGCACGCCGAGCATCCCATGTCGTTTCCCGAAGATTCGTTCAAACCCTGCCGAAAAGGCGGCTTCGTCCGTAGGACGGCGCTTGCTGCCCTTGCCATTCATTCAAACGCACCAGTGCTGAAAACGAGGTTGGCAACGTCCGGGCATAGTCCGTGAAAGTTGAAGGTGACCGAAAGATCGGCCATGTCAGCCCACAACGGATGCGGCCTATGCACCATGTGACATGCTTTAATCGTCGCACCCCAATCCGGGGGAAGTATTTCCACCTGATCTGCCATTTGGCGTAGAAGCGCGGCCAAATCGGCCGGAGCCATGTAAGGCCCAATGCAGGATTTGTCTCCGGTCTTCATCGCGTCGGCAGCCACGCGCCATACAGCGCCAGCACGATGCCAGCGGTCAGGCGATTGAAGTGCGGGTGCTGGCCGTTCCAGCTCACTTCCGATCCGCCTTCACGATGGCTTGGAGGGCGCGGATGGTTGCGTCGGCCTCTGCTGCGGCTCGAACAATATCTGCCGCACCCTGCTCTCGGTCTGCGGCGGCTGCATCAGGCTCGCCGGGGGCTGGCGGGAGNACTGGACACACAGCCACGCCAACGGTTTTGCAGCCTGAGATTGCCAGCGCGAAGGTCAGCGATAGTGCGGTCAGCAGCCTTTTGGGCATTGGCCTTGTCCTGTTCGTATTGGTCNGCGATGGCGGCGATCTGTTCGGCCTTCGCATGCTCTTGGTTGCGAGCAAGCGTTAGCGCAGCAGCCCTAGCCTCGCTTTGCGCCGCTCTCTGCTCGGCGGCATCGGCACGAAGCCGGTCAATATCAGCCCGCCCGCGAAACAGAGCGCAACCAATTACTGCCACGACCGCCAGCGCGGCGAATAGCAGAGTTGCGTACTTCCATGCCGATGCGCGAAGTTCGGAGAGGATCATTGAATGACCTTCCGCCAGCCCACCCTGTGCCGCTTCCAGCCGTCGCGCTCGATCAGCGCCGCCAACCGCTCGCGGATAGCCGCAACGCGCGCCCTGCCGCGCCTCACGGCGTTCTGGCGGGCAATCACAGGGTCATAGCTCGACCATAGGCCGTTAGCGCCCTTCACCCATTTGCGCCGCTCAGTCATTGCACTCCCACCAGCGCCAGCATGAAGCGCACGAAGTCAGCGCCGGAGATGAAGCCTGCCATCACCAGCCCAGCGGATAGCAGGGCAAGGCCAGCGATCAGGCGGCGGGTTCCGAGGTTCATGTCGTCAGCACTGTGCGATAGGAGTTGGCGACGCTTGCCCCTTCCACTCGGCCTTCGTGGGCGGCGCATCCACCAGCTCGGCGCGGCCTTGTAGCCAGTAGCAGAATTGCTCCGGAGTCATCTTCATCCCTCGCACAAAACGCGTTCGTCCGCCCTTCGCAGCGTCAGCCCGCGCATTTGCCGGCCAGCGGCCTTGTCCCAGCGGGACAGCTCTGCACACGCACCCGGCCAATCGTTCGCTAGCGCCTTGCGTTGCAGCGTGCTCCCGCATACCACGCTCGGGCCGATGTTGAACACCGCGCTCACCAAGCTTGCTTCCACATGCCGCAGCATCGGAACCGGGATGCACTTCCGAACGATGGCATCAGCCTCGGCCATGTCATCGCGTAGGCGCTGGTCGCACTCGGCTTGGGTATAGGCGCGGCCTGGCACTACATTCTTCGTGCTGCCGTAGCAAACCGTCCACGGCTTGCCGCCCGTCGCCGGGTCGGGATATGGCATGTACTTCAGCCCTTCCCACTTGGCGACGATGGGGGCAGCAATCGCCAGCACCGCAGCGACGCCAGCGGCGATGGCCTTGTTGTTCGCCATTACTTGTCGGCTTTCGCGTCCAGCTTGCTTTCG